TGAATGTTCTCTCTAGTCGTGGCTCCAAAAACGACAAACTCGCCCTGCCGCCTCCCGGCGGGGCATTTTTTTTGAGGTTTCGCCGTGGTCGCCCAAGCCGTCGCCGAGGCATTTCAGCATAATGAAACGATGTGGTGGTGCGCCGCATGCCGCGTGTTTTGGCGGTTCAAGAACGACTGCGGACGCTGCGGCAAGCCCTGCAAGGCGGTTGGTGTAAATGACTGACGCTTTCACCCTGCATCACGGCGATTGCCTCGACGTCCTGCGCGGCATGCCCGATGCGAGCGTTGACGCCGTAGTGACCGACCCGCCGTATGGTTTGAGCTTCATGGGTAAGCGCTGGGATTACGACGTGCCGACCGTTGCGATCTGGTCCGAATGTTTGCGCGTGTTGAAGCCCGGCGGACATCTTCTGAGCTTCGGCGGCTCGCGCACTTATCACCGAATGGCCGTAAACGTCGAAGACGCCGGTTTCGAGATCCGCGATCAGGTCATGTGGGTTTATGGGTCGGGCTTCCCGAAATCGCACAATATCAGCAAGGCGATTGATCGATCTGGCAAAGCCACACCCGCCGCGCAACAATGGGATGGCTGGGGCAGCGCGCTAAAGCCTGCGCATGAGCCAATCGTTTTGGCGCGTAAGCCCTTGGGCGAAAAGACGCTCGCCGCGAACGTGCTGGAACACGGCACGGGTGGGCTGAACATTGATGGGTGCCGAGTTGGGGATGAAAACATGTCGGCCCAGTTTGACCGAGAATGGAACAAGCAGGGGGCGGAATTTGGCTTTGGCAACGGTTTGAGGGCGTCAAAAGGCAAAAAGGTTCCTGATGGCCGTTTCCCCGCCAACCTGATCCACGATGGCAGCGCCGAGGTTGTCGAGCTTTTCCCCCGCGCTGGCGAGAAATCCGCCGCCCGTTTCTTTTACTGCGCCAAGGCAAGCAAGGCCGACCGCGACGAAGGGCTTGAGGCGTTTGCGGAGCAACAGCGCGCGTTTTTCCAGACCGGCAACGGCACAAGCGGCAAACCGTCATCAATCGGCCACTACGTCACCCAGTGCAACACGCACCCGACCGTCAAGCCGACCGATCTGATGGCCTATTTGATCCGGCTCATTACACCGCCGGGCGGCGTCGTGCTTGATCCGTTTGTCGGCAGCGGCAGCACCGGCAAAGCGGCGATCCGCGAGGGTTTCAAATTCATCGGCATAGAGCGCGAGGCCGAATATATAGCTATCGCGCGCGCGCGCATTGAGGCCGCTCATGTCTGACTGGCAATCCTACCTCGCCAAACTCCGCGACGACCCGGCGTTATTTGTCACGCAGGTCATCGGCGCAACGCCGCAAAAATGGCAGAAACAAGCACTCGAAAACCTCCGCGACAACGACCGCGTCGCCGTCAAATCCGGTCACGGCGTCGGCAAAACGGCTTTCTTGTCGTGGGCTATCCTGTGGTTTCTCTCGACCCGCTACCCGGTCAAAGTCGCCGTCACCGCGAACACCGCGAGCCAGCTTAATGATGTCTTGTGGTCTGAAATCCGCAAATGGCACGGGCGCATGAATGACGCCTTCGCCAGCCAGCTCGAAATCAAATCCGACAAAATCACGCTCGTCGGCGGCGAAGACAGCTTTGCTGTTGCTCGAACAGCCCGCCGCGACCAGCCCGAAGCCTTGGCAGGATTCCATGCCGAAAACCTTTTATTCGTTGTTGATGAGGCGTCGGGCGTGCCAGAAATTATCTTCGAGACGGCCCAGGGCGCGCTGTCCACCGAAGGCGCGAAGATCATCATGGTCGGCAACCCGACCCGCGCGCAGGGCTATTTCTTCGACGCGTTCAAAAAGAATGCGGACCGCTGGGCCAGACAAACCGTCAGCTCCGAAGACGCCGATTATGTTCAAGACGCCTTCATCGCGGACATGGCCTCCCAATACGGTGACGAGAGCAACGCCTACCGTGTTCGCGTATTAGGAGAATTCCCAACCGGCGACAGCGACAGCTTGATCCCGCGCCACTTGGTCGAAGCGGCCATGCAGCGCGAGGTCGACCCGACGCTCGGCGTTGCGCCGGTTTGGGGTCTCGACGTGGCGCGGTTTGGCGCAGACCGCACGGCTTTGGCGAAGCGACGCGGTAACGAGCTGATGGAGCCGGTCAAGTCGTGGCAGGACTTGGACACGATGCAAACCGTCGGCATGGTTATACAGGAATACGACGCCACGCCTTACAGCGACCGCCCCGCCGAGATCCTGATTGACGTGATTGGGCTGGGCGCTGGCGTGGTTGACCGTCTCCGCGAAATTGACCTCGGCCCGCAGATCCGCGGCGTGAACGTCTCGGAAAGCCCGGCGCTGGGCAACAAATACAACAAACTGCGCGATGAGCTGTGGGGCAAGACGCGCGCCTTTTTCGAAAACCGCGACTGCGTCATCCCGCAAGACGACAAGCTGATCGAGGAGCTGTGCGCGCCGACTTTCTCGTTTCTTAGTTCCGGCAAGCTGAAAATGGAGAGCAAAGACGAAATGAAGCGTCGCGGCCTCAAATCGCCCGACCTAGCGGACGCGTTCGTTTTGACCTTTGCGAGCCAAGCCGCCCGCGCTGGCAACGCCGCCGGATACCGCCACAACAGCCCGATTGAGTATGATGACAACTGGATCGTCTGACCTGCCCGCCCAGATCGCGTTTAGCGGCGGCCGAACAAGCGGCATGATGCTGGCGTTGCTCAAAGATGAAGGCGCGCTTGAAAACGCTCGCGTTGTGTTCTGCAACACGGGCCGCGAAATGCCGCAAACCTTAGATTTTGTGCGCGACGTTGGTTTGCACTTCGACCTTTCAATTGATTGGGTCGAGTACACGCCCGAAAAGCCGTGGTTTAAAATCGTCACGCATCAAAGCGCCGCCCGTCACGGCGAGCCGTTCGAGGCGCTAATAAAAAAGCGCAAATACTTGCCAAACCAGCAAGCGCGATTTTGTACGTCTGAGCTTAAAATAAAGCCCGCCAAGAGGTTTCTGAAATCGCTTAAATGGAAGCGCTGGGCTAATATAGTCGGCATTCGCGCGGACGAGGCGCATCGAGCCAAGCAGCCTAAAAATGAGCCTTGGCACAATGTTTTCCCGCTTATAGAAAAGCAGATCACCCGACATGACGTGGTCAACTTTTGGCGACAGCAGCCTTTTGACCTGACGCTGCCGAGTGTTGACGGGAAAACCCCAATGGGCAATTGCGACGGCTGTTTTCTTAAAAGCGAACGTTTCATTGCGGCGTTGGCGCGAGACATGCCCGAGCGCGCTGATTGGTGGGAACGCATGGAGCGGGAAACCGGAGGAGCTTGGTCAAAGCGCTACACACGCCAATCAACGCGGCAATTTGTTGACGCGCAAGGCGACTGGATCTTTGACGACGCTTCGGCCCTTTGCCAAGCGGACGGCGGGGAGTGCGTTTTTTGAGCGGCGACCTGCCCGCCTGGGCGCGCATTGATTACAAGTTTTACTTTGTCGGCGAAAACGGCGACCGGGCTTGCGTGGGTGACAGTGGGTCAACCCAAAGCCTCGACCGCGATCAGCTCAAAGAGCGCGCGTTGCTGTGCCGCGACAAGCTAACCGAGCGCTTCAAGCAGAAATTCCGCACCATGCGCCCCGAGGAAGTCGAAAAGTACGTTGCAGACCAGAAAGCCGCTGGTTTGGCAAAAGCGCCGCGAAATGTTACATAAACGACAACAAATAAGTAAGGCCGGTTATGTACGTACAATTTCGCAAACGCCCCGCAAAGAAGAAAGCTGAAGCCGAGCCGAAAAAACCGGCGGCTAAGCCAAAGCGCGGGCGCGGCAGACCCAGAAAGACCGACAAATGAATTACGACGATCTGCGGGGTCGCCTTACCGACGAAATGACGGCCGCTGTAAATTACAGCGATACGCAGTTTCAGCACGACCGCATCCAAGCCCAGCGCGCCTACTTGGGCAAACCGTTCAACAGTGTCCCGGCTGGCCGCTCATCCGTCATTTCGACCGATGTAAGCGACACCGTGCATTATTTGCTGCCGTCGCTGATGGACATTTTCTATCGCGGCCAAGAAATCGTCCGCTTTGTCCCGCGCAACGCTGACGACGTGCAAAAGGCCGACGCAGCGACCGCCCTGGTCAATCATATCTTCGCGAGCCAGAACGACGGTTTTACGGTCCTGTCCGACTTCATCACCGATGGCTTGTTGTTCAAAGCGGGCGTATTGAAAGTCTACTACGAAGACAACGGCAGCGAAGAAATCGAAACGATTGAAGCGGACGACGCCCAGCTCGCCGCGCTGCTTGATGGTGGTTTCGACATCATGGAAAGCGAGGCCGACGACGAAACCGGCCTGACGACCGTGAAAGTGCGCAAATACACGGCCAAGCCGAAAATCTGCATCGACGTCATCCCGCCCGAAACCTTCCTTTTTTCGCCGCAAGCGACAAGCGTGATGGACGCCAGCTTTTTGGCGCATCGAACTTACATGACCGTCGGCGAGCTGGTTGCGATGGGCTATGACCGCGCAACGGTCGAGGAACATGCTGGGCTTGGCGAAGGCTGGTCCGAGGAAGAAACGGACACGCGCCACGAAGAAATTGACGGCGGCAAAGACCTTGAACCACGGCACACCGACATGGTCCGCGTGGTTGAGGCGTACATGCCGATTGACGATGGCGACGTTGAACAGCGCCACCGCGTTCTTGCCATTGGCGACAGCAACCATATCCTTGAAGCCGAGCCGATTGATTTCTGCCCGTTTATTGTGGGTTCACCGATCCGCGTGCCGCATCGCATGATTGGCCGCAGCGTCGCCGAACTGGTGATGGACATTCAGAAAATTAAATCCGGCCTGCTGCGCGGCGTTTTGGACAACATGAACCTGTCAAACCATGCGCGCGTTGCCGTGGTCGATCAGGCCGTGAACCTGGACGATCTGCTAAACAGCCGGCCCGATGGCATCGTGCGCATGCAGCAGCCGGGCATGGTCCAGCCGTTGCAGGTGCCGCAAGTCATGTCGCAAGGGCTGTCGGTCCTGACCTATAT